ATTTCTTAATAAGCGAGCTGATCTGTGTGTACCTTTATCGTCTATTAAATCTGAGTAAACACCAAACTGTGAAACGTCATTTATGTTTAATGCTTCCATGTAATTACGTGAACGGAATGCTGTAATACCTAATCCAAGTTGATCTGCATCTGTTTCTAAATTAATTTGTGAACTATCATAGTATTTTGTAATAGCATCTGCTTTAGTGTTTAAGTTAGGTAATAAACCTTTAGCAATTTGATCATAATCAACTTGTATCCATTCGTCGAAGTTTAAGTCTGCTTGTGGTTGTACTCTTGTTGCTGCAACCCAATAACTATTCTTGAAGAATACTAAATCGCCTTTGTTATATGCTTTGTATGCTTCCCACTCGTCGACATTGTCTTGGTTAAGAATAAAGCCTGGTGCATCTAATTGTCCGTTCCATTCAAACGTTGTAAAGCCATCTACTTTAACACGTTGTTGACGTAAGCCAGTGACTGGTTGGTATATTAAATCACTAAAGATAGATTGATTGTCAAGAACAATTAAGTGTTCATATGCAGTAGCTCTAAGTCTTAGATAACTTAATGCACTATCTTCATTGATGCTGTTAAACTTAAAGTTATTATCTAAGCGTATAACACAATAATCTTTTTCTGTTAACGGACTTCTATTTTGATCTAGCGGCATTTCGTTTAATGCTAAGTTTCTAAGATCTTCAATGATAGCTTGTTCACGTTCATATTCTAATGTAGTTGAACATGGGTTAATGTTAATAATACTACCAACAGTCCAACCTTGGTTAGCCCAGTATGCAAATTCTTCACACATTCTGCGCCAGTTCATTTCGTATGCATTTTCAACAGAGTTGAATAGTAAACCTTGTTGTAATAAGAATTCACCGTGACTTGCTAAGAAGTCAACTACACCATTCTCACTTGTAAACGTTTGTCCATACGGAACACGATATACTTGATCAGCATAGAAATCTTTAGGTATACGAATTGTTTGATTCTTGCCGCCTGGTGCACCAACTAAGAAACTATCATAGTGTCCATTTGGTATAGACTTCATGACATTAAAGTATGGATCATTATTACTGTTACCATATACAGCATAACCATCATCTGTTTTTTGAATCATAACAGATGAATACTGTAAATCACCAAATGCTTGGTTCTTATGTAATAACAATGAGTATGACTCGTCTGGTATTAATAGGCTATTGTTTACAGAGTTAGGACTTGAATTGTCAATGAATATTTTTAAGTATTTCTTATCTGTAAAGCCAGCCATTCTATACATTAATCTAGAATCTAAATTAGTTAATGTATCTGTTAAATGTTGTGTAGCATTAATACCGTAATTGTTATTGTATTCAACTATCCAATTAATATAAGAGTGCTTAGGTACATTAGGACCTGCAACTTCTAAAGATCTTACATCTAATCTAAACTTACCATCGTAAGTATATTGTCCTAACAAATCGTTAAACATCCAACGATCTCTATCAGCCATTAAGCTGAAGTATTGCGCTGGTTTTGTTAATGCTAATAATTTTTGTACTACGAATGGCCAGTTACTCGAACGTCTCCATGCTCCTTCAACTGGACCAACGTCACCTGCGTTCCATTGTTTCTTAAAGTCTGTTGCTGTATAGTTCTTAACAATCGCTTCAAATGGTGTGCGTAAGTTACCAGAACTATCGACAGGAATAACGTCTAATAGATCTGGACGTACAAAACGTTCGTCTATAATGTCGCCTGCTGGATCTTTAATGATACCATCACGTAAGTCTTTCCATAATACTAAGTTACCATCAGTATAAGGAGCAGGACCGTAACGATCTTCCCACCATGAAGGTTGTTCTGATAATCCTAACATTTCCCATGGATGAGTATGTGGAGAATCTGTATCATATAAATCTTTAAAGATACCTCTCCAGTTACCGCGCAATGGCTTGCCATCTAATTTATTAGATGCTGTACTATAGTTCCAAGTCCATTCATCCTGTGCGATATAATGTTGTTGTTTATATGGGAGCTTATGCCATCCTGACCACTGTAATAAATTAGTAGTTAAGATATCATCAATCTCTTGTGCGCTGTACTCTGTTGTTCTAAACTGACCAGGTACAACGTCTGCATAAGTCAATGGTAATGGGCTTGCATCTTTTGAACGTAAGTTATTGTAGATACGTTTTTCAAATTCTAACATAACAGCATCACGAACGTCTAGCTCACTATCTGCTATATCACTAAAGCCAATTGTACGAGAACCATCGTGTCCTTTTAATACAATCTGATCAGTTTGGAATGTATTGTCTACATACACTTCTGGTTTGAACGCTGGGTATAAACCTAGTTTAGTTGGTGTAGGTGGAACGAAGTTACCATATGTTGTAGCAAATTCACGAATAACTAATTTGTCACCGTAATCAACATCAGTTAATAATCTAATACGTGGACCGTTTGTTGCTACTTCATAGTCTGTGTCACGTATTAATTGTTCACCGTTTAAGTAAACAAGAATACCAGTGTTATTTGCAGTATCAAAATCATATACATTAACTGTATTGAATGTGTCTGTACTAATAACAGAGATTTCATAATCTGTTTCAGTATAATCTCCACCAAACGGTACCATGTCGCTCCAGTAAAATGCAGAGTCTTGTGTCTTACCGTAGTTAAGTTCTTTTAATGCTATGTCTAATACTTCAGCTGATGTTTTGCCATACGTGTCATAGTTACTAACCCATTCAATTAATTGATTTTTGAACTTCTCGTACTGTCTTGCAACAAAGTCTGTTGCAGCAAAGAAGTCGTATTCTGGGTTTCTTAATAATGTTGCTGCTATTGCAACTGGTGCAGAATGTTGTACAATAACGTCACCGTAAGATGCCACGTTACCATAGTCACGTAAGTTATTCGCACCGTTAATTTGTCCTTGGAATCCGTTAACGTTTTCTACTAAGTTGTTATAATGGTTACGGATTGTGCCCAATGATAATTCTGTTACATGTTCATTGAATGTATTTGATTCTAAGTTATTAGGTATTTCGTAGTACGCAACATCACTTGTGTCAACACTGATTACTTTTACTACAATTCTTGTGTCTACTGGGATATCAAACGTAAAATCAATATATGTTTGTTTTTCTTCTTCGTCTGTTGTTATGTTATAAAGTTCTGGATAAACAAATTCATTGTCGACATAAATCTTAATAGCTGTTTCATCTACGTTTAAATCTGTACGTGGTAACACATCGAGAATTAAACTTGACCCATCATAATCAAACTCAAATACTTGACGTTGCCAATTAATTTCAACGCTTTTAGTCCAGCCAATTTTTAAATCAAAATCAGTTAAGTTTTCGTATTGTCTAACATAACCGTTATTAACAGATTCTGTTATAGATGTTGAGCCTGTAATATAAATGAACTCATCCGAGAACATATGATTCTGGAATACAATGTCGCCTAAGTTATCGATGTTCATGTAACTTAACGAAAATCCTAAAATAGGATCTTTGTTTAATGCTGTACTTTCTTTATATGAGAATAATTTAGAGCCAGTGAATGTTGTTGCTTTATAAACATCTTCATTGCTATAACTGTTACTATTGACATCAAAGATATCAAACATTGGAGATTGGTTAACACCAAGTTTCTCTTGTGATAATACCCATTCTGTGCCAGTCCAGTTAAATTGTTGTCCTGCTATCTCTAAACCCGACGAACAAATTACCATTTGGTCAGGTTGTGCTGCTAATCCTGTATCGACTAAGTTGATAATATTTTCATACTCTGTATCATCACCGTCTGGGTCAACAATTTGTACTTCGAATATTTTATTTCTAACTTCGGCATCTGTGTCTGCTGCAAATACAACACGGCTACCTGCAATTAATTGATGTCCAGCAACAGAGTATCCTGTGCTACCATGAATATTTGATAATGCATCTTCTTCTGTAAAATCAATGACATTAATTGTATCAAGTATTTGTGTACCGTAATTAAATAAACGTAAATTAGGGTAAAACTCAACAATAGGACGTTTGGCTCTAAAGTCATTGTCAACATTAACTAACGTTTCGTTATATTTTGCTGTTGCTTCAATTACTTCTATATGGAACCAACGGTTAGAACGTGTCCAAGAGTTTAAATCCTGACTTGCTCTATTAATTGTTAAGTAGTCTGGTGTTCTTGGTGCATTAGCACTTTCTTCAAATGCAATACTATCCCACGGGCTTGTATCCCACGGTGCTGATACACCTTCTACATATGATTCAGGAGTGATTAAGTCTGTAACTTTAACTAATACAATAGAAGAGCCAACACCCTCTACATAGTATTCTTCTTCTCTGTATTCTTCCGGAGTTACGTTGCCGCGAAACTTAACTTTTAATCCGTTTGTAAATACTACACCGTTAGGTGAAACATAATTTGTTTTGCCAAGTATTTCACTAATATCAATACCTGAGTCGGTTGCTTGTTCAACTATTTTAATAACACCAAAGCTATTTGGATTAGTTTCATCTTGATAATATAATATATCGTTTGCGGCTGTTAATAAAGGTAATTCTTCAAATATACCTGATAAACTTCTGTAAAAACTGCGAGTTGCATATTCATTACCAAAGCTAACAGTAAAACGTTCTTCTAATTCAATGTCATCAATGGCTGTCAATGTGATGTAACAACCTTCATCTGTTCCTGCATTAGGATAAACATAGTTAATTCTAAATAACTGTGTTCTTTCATCTAATGTGTCAAAGTATTCTGCTGGTGCATAAACACCGTTGTCATAAACACCATCGTATGGACCGTTTTTAACCCATCCGATGTCTTCTGAATTACCATAAAAGTGATCTAAGAAAACTATAGTACGACCATCTAAGTCTGACACACCATCAATCTCGCCGACTTCGTCGACTAACTTACCGTGTATTTCATTGAACATTAATGTAGTTGCAAAGTCGACGTCTGTTCTAATAGGTAAGTTTTGATAGTATGATTGTGCATTTGCATTAGGTACGTTAAATGTAACGGTACCAATGTCATCACCGTTATTTGTTACACCTAATACATCACGACTACTAATGTTAGGTGAATGATTTAATGTACCATCTGTGCCTGGTTCTGTTTGAATCCAAAACTTAGAAGCTTGATCCACATTAAATGTATAACTGCCACCACGTGCTAATACTAACGTTGGGTTGTCGCCTGCAATGTCTGAGAAGTTATAGTAATCACCGTTTAATGTAACATCAAAATCATTGATTAATAATACGTCTGACGCTGATACGTCAACAGAGTCTGGACCATTTGGCAACCATACATACTGTCCATAGTTAACTAACTTATCAAAGTCAATTAACGGTTCCCATGAATATGTTTCACTTGCAAATAAACGGTCATGGCGCTCTGTATGTGCTCCTTTGACATCAAGTGCATCTACAATTTCTGGATATGTAATAGCATCTGTTACTTTACCGTTATTATCTAAAAACGATATGCCTGGCTCAAGTTGATAGTTAGCACGAGTAGCATTTTGCTCTAATAAGTAACCATCAGTGTGATCCGTACCTGGACCATAACGTCTACCAATATAACCCTGTGTGCGTTTTAACTTAGGTTGTTGAACTAACTGGTCTAATGTTGCACCAAGGAACTGCTTATTGGCTTCAGTTTGAAAAATTTCTGGTAAAAAGTCTACCGAACGAATGCGAGCCATTTATTATACTTCTCCGTTTAGTCTTAATTCGCTTGCTGTTAAGCTATCTACAATCTCTACATCATTTACTGTTGCAGCCGAAACAAAAATCTCGTTTGCTGCTGATTTAATTTCGTATAAGTCACCAAATTGTTTTGATGGGTCTTTAGGTAATATAACAACACTACCTATAATACTTCCTAATTGTTCGTGAACGTATGCTGATAATTCTGAGAAATAAAATGTATCACCAAAGTCCCAGTTATCAATATCAAAGTATGCATTAATAGTTTCAATTACACGTGATTTAATTTCACTTTCTGCAACAACTGTATTTGATAGTTTAACAACTTTAATAATTGCCTGTAATGTTGAATCAGCACGTTCACCAAATAATGGTTTAAACTCGACACTGTTTAAAATAATGTTATCTGACATCATCTTATAATCATTTAAATCTTCGTATGCCACTGACAATTCATCAATGGTTGGTTGTGCTGGCTTTTCAATTGTATTTGTTGTGTCTTGTATATAACGTCTAAAGTCTTGATAGTAACTATTTGTTACTACAAAGATATCAATGATGTTAGATACACCTGGATTAATTCTGCGGCTTTCGCTGGCGTTATGTTTGTATTGGAATTGTAAATCGCCACGGCCTACTTCTGCTACATAACTATCATCTGCTTCTAAGAAACGGTCCGTGCTAGTTACTGTTAATACATAAAATGTATCTTCTGCATAAGCATAAAATACTTGTCCGTTACTGTATTCGTATTTGTTAACTTCAATCTCATCTAATATAGAAAAGTCTGTAACAACTGAATAAGTGTTTAACGGAAGATATCTTTCTAAATTATCAAAATCAACAGTACGTTGGAAGAATACTTTCTTAACACTTGGGTTAACTTCTGTTGCAACCAATGTTTCGAAAACATCTGGATCATCTGGTACACCATCGTAATCAGTGTCACTGAATGATACTTCAACGTTGAAGTCGTTAACAAAACCATCTGATTCAACTGTTTGATCAATGATATCTAATTGTACTTCGTTAATTAACGGAGCATTTGTATCTGGTTGACTATTTGTTTTTAATATCTTAACAAAGTCGTTAACAATCTTACCTGTTTTATTATCGTAAATGCTAAAGTTATTATCAAAGAAGAAACGTGTTTCTGCTACACTAGCAAAATAATAGTTTAGACTTCTTGTTGTAACTGTATAACTCGAACCTGATGATTCAAACTTAATTAACCATGACGCATCAAGATTTTGATTAGTTACGTCTTGTGCATATAGTTGGTCGAATGTACCATCTGCATCTAAGTTATTAGCAGTAATTAAATACCACTCACCGTTATTGTTATCATATCCTAAACCAAAGTTACGATATAATTCAATCTGGTCTGCCATTAACTGTTCAAATTCTGTTGTTAAGTTTGTAGTAAACACAGGAATAACTTCTTCAACAATAGCATCAGTTGGTACATAGTCTGAAATAGTAACAGCACCAGTGCCGTCTACTGTTAAGCCAAAGTTAGATCCTAATCCACCTGACTCAATTGATTTAATAGTTGACCATATGTGATACTTTTGTCCTGCGCTTGTTGCAATACCTGGTTGTAATCTATTATTTTTATCAAAGTAATAACCTGTAGGTGCAACAAACTTAACCAATGATTTAACTGTTAAGTAACGTCTGTTATTGTTTTCAAATCCGCCAATGCTCACTGGGTATGGACCATTGTCTTGATCCACTGGCCCTGTGCCACTCTTAAAGAAACCTGTTGTTTCGTTTACTAAGCTGGTACTACGTTCCCAGTATGTTGGTAATCCTGTTAAGTCTTTACGTTCATATTGATCATAGTAAAAATGTTGTGTTGGTTGACTTGCTAATACTGGTTCAACCTGATTACGAATAATGTTTTCAACATCGTTTTGATCGTCGAATGTAAATCCAAATGCTTGTTCTTTGTATTGTTTATATAATGATCCGTCACTGCCAAAAGCATTAATACTTGAGTATTTGCCTGTAGGATCTACTAGGTCTAAGTATCGTGACGCACCTATGTTTGTTCTGTTTACAGCTTTTGATTTAATAATCGTGCTATATTTTGTATAAGGGAAGTTATTGTAATCTTCACCGTTAACCATTCTGTTTTGTGTGTAAAAACGTGCTGGTGCTCTACGTTTAATGTCTGCTAAGTTTTCTTTTTGTCTTGAGTTAGAAATGTTTTCTTGTAAGCCTAATGTAAATGTAACAGTTTCAAAACGTCCTTTACGACTTGTGTATGTTAAACTAACATCAATGGCTTGCATCTCACTTGGATTAATAACATACTCTAAACCATTTGAACTTCTAAAGAATGAACGGAAGTCACCTACTGGAATGTTTGAGAATACACCATCGCCAAATTGTAAACTAACCTGGTCGCCCGAGCGTGAGTTAATAGAGTATAAGTTTCTGTTATCTACATCGCGTTGGCTTTGGCCTTCACCATAGACGTTTTCAACTTGTGTCCATAATGTAGGTTCTGCTTCGTTGTCGCTGAGTTTATATAACCAAACATCATTTTCGTTAATACCGTCAATTGAGATGTCAACGATTCTATTAGCAATACGTTCAGTTAAATTAAAGTCACGTGATTCTAATTTACCTTGCTTAAAGTGGAAGAAGTATCCTGTATTAGGTGCTGCAAATCCTAATCCATCATTGCGGTATAATACATTAAATGCTCCGCCTGACCTAGGAGCATTTTCGTAAACATAATCTTTGTCAACTGATGTGCCTGAACATATTTCAAAGTCCATTAATAAACCATCAACTGTTGCATTAAACGGAACAACCGGTAACAAGTTAGGTGCTAAGTTAATAGCATATTCATCTGTTCTAGTACCTAAAATATCAGCACTATTACCTGGCTTACCAATTGATTGACTATCAACTAATACAGCATTCATAATAGTTCTAAATTGTTCTTGCCAGTCTGGATTAGTTCTGTCGTTCCATTTAACTGTTACATTTGCTAAACTATTTTGATTGTAATCTAATAGAGATTCAGTTGTTTGAATAGCAGTAACTTTTAAATAACCTTTTGCTGCTTGGTTACGTTTAGGTGTGTAACCAACTAACTTTGCTAAGTTAACAACACTATCACGTCTTTCTGCTGTGTCTAAAAAGTTTTCACGACTGTTTAAGTCAACACGGAATGACATTGATTGACCCATAAAGGCAATCAAATCCATTAGTGCTACAAACTCTGATGACTCAGTATAATCGTTAAAACTTTCTGGATAGTTCTGACGAATATAATCTATAAACGTTTTTCTTAATGTTTCAAAGTTATAACTTTGGAAGTCTGCATCTGAGTATGTTTCGTAGATCTTTTTCCAATCTTCGATACCAAATATTGTTGTTTGACGTGATGTTTGTGCCATGTATAATATTCCGTTTTGTATTCATATATTTATGCTATGAATTAACGGCGTATATTATCCAAAGTCTACAGTTTGTGTTTGTTCGTCGAATTGTAAAATAAGTGTTTCTGGAGAAGTGTCCGGACGTATAACTAAGTTAACTTCTAGTTGCACACCATTGTCTGACTGTGTTGCACTAACGTCAATTACTTCTAAGCGTGGGTCATAACTAGCAACACGATTTACTTCAGCAGTGATTTGTCTTAATAGATTTTGTGTACTTGGTTCGAATATAAAGTTCCAGATACGAGTGCCAAATTCCGGTATACCTGGTAACTGGCCTTCTTTAATCATAAAGTGATTTAACAGGTCGCGTTTAACTAATTCACGATCAGTTAATGTGAACTTTTTACATCTACCTATTGTTGTAAAACCATTGAATGTTGCCATAGTTATATTTATGTAAGCGTAGTACCACTGATATCAGAACAAATCCAAGTTCCACCAGCTGCCTCGCATTCCTGTTGTGTTGGGTTAATTAATGTAGGATCACTGCATCTACATTTTTGTGTTAAGTCTACTTTAAACTCATTTAATATAGGTGAAGGAATATTAGGAATTTCACCAGTGAAGTCTGGCAATTGTACTCTTTGATCTCCTACTAACGTTTTTAATGTGCTATCAATGGATTCTCTTGATATTGTTTTAGTAACTGCTGGTGGTACAATTGTTTTAGCTGTTCCCTCAAGTCCGTCAAATAAACTACTAACTCCACCTGCAATATCATCTACGCTATCACCTATGTTTGATACCAATGATGTTGCTTTAGTATCTATAAAGTTTACAGCATAGTCGGCACCCTCTGCGAGTTTATCCATTTCTAATAACTCACTTGCATCTGATATTTTACCATTGGCCCAATCTAATGCTTTACTTGGATCAAACTCACTTGCTATACTTGTTATCTGAGCTAATGCTGCTGATGTTTCATTACCTACAATACCACCAATTGATTTTAAACCCGAGAATGCATTCTCCATTGAATCAAACATAATATCTGTTTGCAATGATTCACTGTCAAGAATTTGTGTTATACTCGAAATACTATTTTTGCCTGTCCATATACTAGGACTCTTTAAAATACTAAACGGATCTTTGCCCTGACTTACAAATCTATCAACCATGCCCGGCTTTAAAAAACCACCATTCTCTAGTTGTTTAAATGACATACCAAACTTGCCTATGCCCTTGTCTGAGAACTCGTTAAATGCTTGTCCAACTGATTTAGCTTTTTCAGCTAATACACCAGACAACTGATCTGCATTGATTTTATCTAATCCTGCTGATAAACGTTTTTGGTTTGTTAAATCACTTATATCAAGTTTAGGTATTGCCATATTAACCTCCTAAATTAATATTAGTAGGAACACCTTTGTTATGTTCTGGCCACGGTTCGTGGTGTGGTGCTCTACTACAAATACTATCAAGTTTTGCTGGTTCGCTTTTCCAACCTGTCATTGCATTAAACTTTTGTTCTGGTAACTTAGTTCTTACTGTAAACTTAGGTTTAGGTGCAGCAAGTGGACCCATTGTGTTCATGAATACATTAGGGCCACCGTTAATAATCATATTTACACCAGCTTTATAACTTGAGTCTAAGCCACTTAATGCTGATATAGTTCCATCACTTTTAACAACAAGCGTTTTCTTGGTAAATGCTGTTAATTCTTTTTCGCCGATTAAGTTTAATACTTTTTCGCTTTCTAAGTTAGTTTGTTCAACACTATGCAAGTTCATTTTCTTACCGGCATACATGTTAATATCTTCGTCGGCATGGAAGTTCATACTACCTTGTGTTCTAATGTTTACACTGTTTGCAGCATAAACATCTAATGTTCCTTCGTTGCCTAACTCAACCCAACTTTGACCATTGGCATGCATAATGTGTATTGTGTTGCCATCGTCAGACATTGTAATTTGATGTCCTTTAGAAGTACGAAAACGTACTAAGTTATCGTTGCCTTCTAAATCACCATCATCCATTACAATAGAGTGGCCGCCACGTCTACCAATTACTCTGAAGTCGTCTGGTGATCCAGCATCTAAACTTTCTTTAATATTGCTATCATATACGCCAGACTTATATATTGGTCTACCTGGTGTGCTTATACCAAATGCATTACTAGGTGATTCTCGTTGTGCATTGGAACTAATAGGGCCACGCACTTTATCTGTTATAACTCCTTGTTGAAACATGTTAGATGCTTGCAATGAATGAACTGGTTTATCCTGATCGTAATACTGTTTATTCTGTGTAAATGATTCATCTAATGTGTTAATATTCGTTACAGGTACTCGTGGTGCTGAACTATAACGTTCGTCTTCAGCACTGTTATTGCCCTTCCAGTTTTCACTAGCACCAATGCCTGGTACCATATGCAATGAATCTGGTTCTGGCACTGTGCCAAAATAAAAGCCTCTGTTCTGATCACCGTTAACAAACATAATCATAACATCAACACCAACGTCTGGTACAGGAAACCACATGCCATATGATTGTGGGTTGCCTACATACTTGCCTTCGCCTTCGCCTGGGCCGTAATGTGGGGTCCATCCTAGAAAAGGAGACATATAAGATACAGTAATCCAACTGTCTGGATTCTCTGTTAGTTCTTCAATCCATACTTGGACACGACCTATACGGGCAGGATCATAGTTGTCCATTACCTTACCTATGTACGGTCCTGGTCTATTAGGCCATCCACCTTTATCGGGATTAAATGCTCTGCCTGTCTTTCTTGTGTGATTAATATTTTGTGCCATTATCTTTTTCTACTACTTTTGTTAGGATTGTAAAAACTTGCGTCTCGCTCAATTAAAATAGTTGTACTTTTTAAATTGTGTCCATCATCTGTTGCATCATCATTGTGTGATGTTGCTGGGGTTATACCACCTTTAAATGTTTCTAGTATGTCCACTGGTTTAGCTGTTTTGTGCTTTAACTTATCTAAATTTATTTTTGCAACCTCATTGAGATTAGCTGGTGCTTTAGTAGCAAAGTTTCTATTAGAGTTATGCGGATCACCTTTAACTCCGCCCCATTCTCCTTCAGCAGTATAAGCAGTACCATCAACTTTCTTTTTCTGTTTGTTATCTTCTTTCTTTAATGTTTCTGCTGGATCTCGATACATCATTAACGTACCTTGCAATCGTTGTTTGAACGATCCACCTCGTAAGTATGTAGTCACCATATTAGCACGGTAAGTTAATTTCATCATGTTATTAGCTTCGCCATCTTGCTTATATGGATCATTCTTACCTATCTCTATTAGTCCATCTACACCATAATCTTCTGGTGTATTATATTCAACACTAAAGTAAACACTCGACGCGTCAAAGTTAACTGACCCATCTGGCATATACGGTTTATACCCTACTTCTTTTAAACTAACATCACCAGAGTAAAATATCTCGCTTTGTGCAATCCAATCAGGATCACCTATAATCTCAATGTCTACTGTTGCTTGGTCAGCCGGTGAATATAATACTGAAGCTGCTGATGCTGCTATTTCCGCTGATTTAGCATCACCCATAATACCCGACTCTGTAGACTTAGGTTGATAGTATGCACGTTCAACTTCATTGGTATTAGTCATTGGCAATTTAGAATTACCTGGGAATGAGCCAGTCATTACTTGGAAATACAAGTAGTTGTAATCTGCTGTTAAACTTAATACTTCTGTGTTCTCGCCTGTAAACCAGTAAGGATAGCGTTTATGTACACCTCTGTATATTGCGCCTGGGAACACCGGAGACTTAATATCACCGACATCATACTGGCTCACAATAAATTTTATTTGGTATGCATAGTCTCTTTGTTTTTTATCAAATTCTAGTTGCTTAACTTGTGTGCGAACTTTAAACCATTTAAAATGTTTTTCTGTTGCTGTTTCTTTTGCTTTTGGAATAGGCAAGTTATTCTTGTCTACTGCAATGTTTTGTTGATCAGTAACGAATGCAGAGTTACGAACAACTTCTTCAATAATTTTAATAATACTTGTACCTTGTGGTATTGTATGCTGACGTTCTTCTTTCTTCATACCGCCGGCTTCTTTTGTTTTGCGTTGGTTTGCGGTCGTTGTTTTATTTGCATTACCTGACAGGCGTTTATTAACCTCGCCTAGTCGTGTAACTGTTTTATCGTGTATTCCACTATTCTGTTCAAATTCTATAATGTATTCGTTGGCTACTAATTTCTTTTGTTCTTTAACTAATCTATCCTGGAATGCATTTAGGTATTGCATTAAACTTTCTGCACCATTGTCTGTTGCTGATAAAATATCTTCTACTGTGTTGCCTTGTAATGTAAACGCTTCCGGCACTGCGGTATGTGTCATTGCTGTGCCAAAATGTGATTGTGGACATACCGCTTCACATTTATATGTTACCATACTGTTATCAATTGAGAATGTTATTCCTCTAAACATAAACGGGATAAATTTCTCTGAGAATGCATTCTCGTCTGACGTTCCGTCACGTTTTTTAAGTGTTCCATCTACTGCTTCTGTTCCGTCAACAATGTTACCATCTATATCGTAACCATAAAAACGTATTACCATTAAGTATAACTGTGATGCATAAGGTATTTCACGATCATCAACTGGTGTTTCACCGGACGCTTTATATGTTGCTGCAACTTGTTTTTTAAGATTGTCTAATAACGTTAAACCATTTGGCTCTGTAATTGTAAACGACATGCTAAATTGGTTGTGTACAGATTGCGTTGATGTACCGGATACTAATCCTTGTAGTTCTATATCATCTATATAATAATCTCGCGGAAAGTGTTCAGCGCGATAAGCACCAAATGAAGAATCTGTTGCATTGTTAATACCGCCTGACTGTATTATAAGTGGTAAGCCAGTTACATCTTTTTGCCCTAGCTCAACAATTTTGTTGTACTTTTCTCTAGGTAAAACATAAAGACTAACACTATAAGTCATTGTTGCAAACTTCTTAAATGGGTTTTCTTTAGTTTCAATTGGTTGTAAAAACTCTTCAGCAATAACAGTTCCGTCAGCTTCTTTAACAATGTTAATAGCGCCAGACTCTGTTTTCTTAATAGTTACATTCTCACCAACGTCTTTATTAGAAATTGCACCTTGATTGAATGCAAGATCATCACCACCTATAGTATCTGTAGGAGCAACTGGCGCTGTTGTAGCATTACTAAATCTTCCGTTGTCTCCTGGTATTGCTTGTCCACTTAAGGCTGCTTGTTGCGTCTTAACAGGATTATTTGGCTTTCCAAATATAGCAGAACGTCCTATCTGGTCGTACTCACTGATTTGTGTTCCGTTACCATCAGCAAAGCCCTCTCCATACTTAAAGTATTTTGTTGCTGATCCTGCGCCACCTAAATGTGCTGCTGATAAGAAGCCACCTACATCATCAGGTGTTGATGTACTTTTTAATGCGCCAAGACGCAAACCTGTGTTATAGTTGCGCTGTAATAATCCATCCATTGCATTTTCTTGAGCTGTTTTAGAATCTAAGAATGCAGATGAGTTTGATGCTCCATTTTTACCAGTCCAGTTTTCGTCAAACTTTAATGCTGATTGTCCATACTTTTTATATGAGCCAGGCTTTAAGTAACCTGTATCTTCTAAGGCGGCTGCACCAAATTGATACTTGCCCAAGTATCCAAATTGATTAACAGCTTGATAGTTATTACTTGACTCTCGTTCAGCTAACGCACTTTTAACAGATTGGAGTTGTTCTTGCGATAACGATATTGCCATATTAGAATCCTAATTCGTTTTTAAGTGTTTCTAATTGTGGTAAGAATATTTCTGTTCCTATTGTAAAGTCAAACAAAGGATCTTTTAATGTGTTAGGATTACGTTGTGCAAACACCCACCACAGTCTTGAATCTTCGTACAAGTCATAAGCTAACAAATCAGGACGTAAATGATACACTTGATTTATTTGGAACATAGGGTCTGACGCTTTTTTAGATATAGGTCTATTAACCATTAAGTCTAAATAGTTACCTTCATTCTTTGTGTTGTAATATGGTGTTGTAGGTTTATAATCTGGCATTACCAATATCCTTTTCTAATTAACTTGCCCGAAGCATAATCTTCTAAGCTAAATTCGTTACTAACTTGATCACGTGTTTGTACAGGCATGAATGTTAACTGAAATTGTATTTCAGATGGAACATACGTTTCTTTTTCTGTAAAGTTATTTGATCCTGAACTGCCTGAACTACCTGGTGATAAATCTAATTCTGGAATACCAAATGTTCCAGCAAATGCACCAGCAAAATCAAAGCCTTGTCCGCTAAGTCCCGAACTTACTAAACGTGATATGCGGCCGCTCCATGACTGGCCACCTGACCCTGATTGCATACGTCCTGTGTATGAGTTATTTGTCGACGGGCCAACATAAGCTCTAACATAGTCAACATTGTCTGGTAATGTATATGTAAAGTTAGATAATACGCAAGGGTGTTCATTAAATTGAAACTCACCAAACCCACGCATGTATAATAATGGTGGTGGTGTACCTCTACGTTTATCCTGACCATAAAACATTTTAGTAGCTGCCTTAAAGAAAGTCATTGCTGCTAACATATATTCTGCTTCGGCGGTGTCTTGAGCTGTAAACACACCATTAACAATAACATCACCTGTTTGTGATCCTTGATAAAAGTAACCACGGTGATTGCTATGTGTTAAACTATATGATTCGTAATTTGCTTGATTTGATATAAACACGTTAGGCGTGTATGGAAATAATACGCCGTCTGTTTCTATCAATGGTTTTAATAGACCGGTACTAGCATTTGGGTGATTATACAAATAATCTGATGTCGGTGACAAACTTACTCTAAAGCGCCAATCTGTTTTTTCTACTGTTCTTGTACCTTGATTTCTAAACGTTTCATTTTTTGAATCATTTATTAATAAGTCATCTACATCAGCTCTTGTTAAAGAGTTTTCACCTAATGTAAACGCATCATTGATAACAACTGGATCAAAGTCTCCTTGCTGAGCCGTTAACGAATTTAATCCTTGTCCTAGTGCTAATGCATCGTTTAATTGTGCTGTATCTTGATCAGCTAAGGTCAATGAATTAACACCGCCAAACGCATCGTTTAACACAGCCGGATCTTGATCTGCAAAAGTTAATGAATTAACACCTTGCCCTCTAACGGAAACAACACTGTCACCCTCGATAACAAAGTCACCTGTACCTATTAGGTTTTGTGCTTGTTCTTGTGTTACTGTACCACCGTTAAATTTAAGTAAATTAGTTTGAGGCATGTTTAGAAATCCTATAATGTATTGCAGTATTTATTCAGTTTATTATAACCCAATATAATGATTTATGGTTGACAATTTTGTAAAAGAGTATATACTATAGTCATTATCAACGAGAATGGAGATTATGGCAACAAAACCCAAAAAACAAAAAAGAGTAAATTACTTAAACAACCGTGACATTCTAAAAGAAATTCATAAATCAAAAATGTCATTTAACTCGTACTTAGATCAAGTAGAAGACAATCAACAAGATTTCATTGTCGAAAGAAAAGAAGAGATTTTCGGAACGCAAACTGTTGAACGCAAAAACGAAAACGGTGAATTAGTAGAAGTAGATATACCTGTTATTCAACTTGCTAAAGAAGCTAGAGCTGCAAGACTAAACAAAGAATTAGAAGATGCTAATTACAAGCCCGAAGATTTTACAGACCAGGACATTGTATTCCGTGTAATGACCGACGAACATATTCCGTTAGGTCCAAAGAAACGTACTAAAAACACAATAAAACCAAAAAAGAAAAAAGCATCTGACCTCATGGATGACTTAGATCTAGATGATTCCAATCTAGATGACGATCCAAACGTTATGATAGTAAACGGAGACACTACTAGCATGACACAAGAAGAATTAACAGCTTGGGCAAAATTAAATGACGTAGAATTAATGCCAATTCGCTGTAACTTCCCCCCATTTAAGCACTATCGGTTAGATGAAAACGGGCATCTTTATGTCGTTGGAATTAGTCACTGGAAAGGTGGAATTGAAGATGGCCACTTTAGTAAAACCCATGGTAGTGTTACAGATAAACTAGCCAAAATGTATATGAAATTATGTGAGCGTTACGGCACACGTTCCAACTGGCGTGGTTATACCTATAATGACGAAATGCGCTCACAAGCATTATTACAGTTATGCCAAATTGGATTACAGTTTAACGAAGCAAAATCACAGAACCCATTTGCATATTATACCGCAGCAATTACTAATAGCTTTACGAGAGTTTTGAATATCGAAAAGAAAATGCAAGCTATACGCGACGACATTTTAGAAGAAAACGGATTAAACCCAAGCTGGACAAGACAGTTTGAAAATGACAATGTTGACAAAAAATATCAAGAGTGATACAATAACAAAAACTTATGTTTTCGAAGTAAAAGGGAAGAATACTGGCAATTCATATTGCTGGTATTTCTCCTGCGAAAACGATGAACAATTTTATTCAATGCTACTAGACAGTGGATTAGAACAAGATACGTCTGGTAAACTGATTAAAGTTATAGATTTGGATCTGTTCAATAATATCAATGACTCATAATTTTTTAAAAAATAACAAAACTGCTATTCCTTATCAAGGCGGAGCATATGGAAGCTATGTTAAATGGGTATTATATTATCTATTAATCAATGATGAAATAATTCCACCATTTGCTTCGCATGGAACCAGTCATAATTGGGATTATTTAAAAGATAAACATGTAGCAAAAAAACATGTTTATGTGTCGATGATTAAGAATAATCATCCTGATTATAACTGTAATTTATTTACATTGCACCCAGTATTAGATTTTGGTGATGAATTTATTTCTAATTTAGATTTTTTATACAATGCTGTAGATTATTGCATTGTGCCTTACGCAGATAAAAATACATATCTATTAAATGTTCATAATTATATCTATAAAGTACACAGCGAATTAAGTCTCGACGAAGGAACATTAGCTTATATAAATCGCGACGATTTATTAAACGGCTGGGGAATTTCCCACGACATTCCTATATTAGAAATTCCACCTAATATACAACGAGAATACTTTAGTTATAATATATTTGATAGCTGGGAGGCACAGTGCAATTGGTTTGCGCCCGACCATTACAATAAACCAAACTTGAAATGGCTTTATACTTCTGATTTATTATATAATTTCGAACAAACATTTAACGACCTAGCTAACTTTTTGAATATATCATGGGTTAGAGATATTAAGGAATTAGTACCATATCATAATATGAATCTTTCAAATCAAAGATTTTTATCACAAGATAAAATAGCACAAAGTATATTAGATTCGATCGATAATGACACTAATATAAGTTGGGATCAAAAAGATTTAACTATATTTACAGAAGCATTTATTCAAAAATCTTTACGAGATAAAGGAATACTGTTAAAATGCAATAACTTAGATGTTTTTCCTACATCAACAAAAGAATTAATAAAGGAATTTGAATGAGTAACTTATTTGAAAAAGCTGCAATGTTTACGGACATTCACTTTGGACTTAAAAATAATAGCACACAGCACTTAACCGATTGTGAGAATTTTGTGGATTGGTTTATCCAGCTTAGTAAAGATCATGGCTGTGAAACGTGTCTTTTTTTAGGTGATTGGCATCATCACAGAGCATCAATTAATCTCCAAACTTTAAACTATTCAATAAGAAGTTTGGAGAAATTAAATGATGCCTTTAAAAAAGTCTATTTCATACCAGGAAACCACGATCTTTACTATCGTGACAAACGTGACGTACACGGGATCGAGTGGGCGAAACACTTACCGAATATCCATCTCGTTAACGACTGGTTTACCCAAGACCATGTTACAATCGTTCCTTGGATGGTTGGAGACGATCATAAAAAATTAAAGAAAATTAAATCAAAATATGTGTTTGGTCACTTTGAGTTACCACACTTTAAAATGAATCAAATGGTAGAGATGCCAGACCACGGTGACATCGACACAAACGATTTACAAGTCGCAGACGGTGTGTTTAGTGGTCATTTTCATATGAGACAGAGTAGAGGAAACATACATTATATCGGTAATGCCTTTCCTCATAACTTTGCCGATAATGGAGATTCTGCTCGCGGTGCCTGTATTTTAGAATGGGGAGAACAACCAGAATTTTATGACTGGGATGAATGTCCTACTTATAAGGTAGTAAAGTTAAGTGAATTATTAGACCGAGCAGATGATATTTTACGTCCTAATATGTATGTCCGTGTTAATTTAGATATTAATATCAGTTACGAAGAGGCGAACTTTATCAAAGAAACATTTATCGAATCTCATAAACTTAGAGAAATTAGTTTATTACCAGATTCAGAAAATAAGAATTTAGATGGCGATGTAGTAGAGGCTCCTGTATTTCATTCAGTGGATCAAATTATCACCGAACAATTGACAAACATCGAAAGTCAATCGTATAATAAACAATTACTATTAAAAATATACCAAGATTTATGATCAATATAAAAACACTAACGGTGAAAAATTTTATGAGTGTAGGTAATGCTACACAAGCAGTATCATTTGATAGACACGATTTAACACTTGTTCTAGGTGAAAACTTAGACTTAGGTGGTAATGGATCGCGCAATGGTACTGGTAAAACTACAATAATCAATGCCCTTTCTTATGCATTTTTTGGTATAGCACTTACTAACATTAAACGTGATAATCTAATTAATAAAACAAACACTAAGGGTATGTTAGTGTCTGTTGAATTTGAATTAAATGGCATTGAGTATAGAATCGAACGCGGTCGCAAGCCTAATGTGTTGAAACTATTTAAGGGCGGCGAAGAAGAATTTACAGACGATGCACAAGGTGACAATCGCGAAACCCAAAAGTATATAGAAAATATTTTGGGCATTAGTCACGATATGTTCAAACACATTATTGCATTAAACACTTACTCTGAACCATTCTTAAGCATGAGAACAAAAGATCAGCAAGCAATTATTGAACAATTGCTCGGTATCACTATGCTTACAGAAAAAGCAGAAAAACTTAAAGAAAATTCAAAAGAAATTAAAACACGGTTACAAGAAGAAGAATTTCGCATTAAAGGTGTGCTCGAAGCTAACATGCGTGTCGAAGAGCAAATTGATAGTCTAAGGCGCAGACAAAAACTTTGGCTTAATAAACACGAAGAAAAACAAAACGAGTTAACTTCAGCAATAGAAGCATTAATGGAAGTCGATATTGATGCAGAAATTAGGCATCACAAAGACAATGCTGATGCACGAGTGTTCTTCGACAAAACTATCACAGAATATCTACATCAAAAGTCTATGGTGGATCAGCAGATTGCTGAACATAAATCTAAAGTAGACGAACGTAACAAATGGATTGCTGCGATTGAAAGGGATAATAAATCTATAGAACGTCAACAACAAGGTTTAGAAAAAGACATTGAGCTTATCAAAGAACACAAGTGTCATGCTTGCGGTCAAGATCTGCATGATGAAAAGCAAGAAGAAAATAAGAAAGTAAAAGAAGAAAAACTTAAAGAGCTTGCAATGCAGTACATATCTAATACTTCGCAATTGCAGGAACATCTAGATGCATTAAACGATCTAGGACCACCGCCTGAGTGGATTGATATTGATCATCCTAAACCTGATTATATCGAAACATTTTACGAAACCATTGATGAAGCACACGAACATAAGAATACACTGAATACATTATCGTCTCAACTTGAAACTTTATTAAAAGAAGAAGATCCTTATGCAGAACAGATCGTTGAAATGGAACAATCTGCTATTCAAGAAGTTAATTACGATACTATTAACGAATTAAACACTATGCTAGAGCACCAGGAATTCTTGCATAAACTGTTAGTAAACAAAGATTCATTTATCCGTAAACAAATTATCGAACAGAATTTAGCGTATCTTAACAGTAGATTAACACACTATTTAGATAAGATTGGGTTACGTCATACTGTACAATTTCTTAACGATTTATCTGTAGAAATCACAGACTTAGGTCGTGACTTAGACTTCGATAACTTATCACGTGGCGAACGTAATAGACTTATTTTAAGTTTATCATGGGCTTTCCGTGACGTGTGGGAATCATTATACACACCAATTAACTTACTATTCATTGATGAATTAATTGATAGTGGCATGGATACATTAGGTGTTGAAAATAGCATCAGTGTACTAAAACACATGAGTCGTGAACGTAGTAAAAGCGTATGGCTAGTATCTCATAAAGAGGAGCTAGTTGGGCGTGTTCACAACACAATGACCGTATATAAAGAGAACGGTTTTACAACATATAATGGTGATAACTAAAATATTACAATTATTGTAACAATGCATAAGTATAGGAATGCAATGGACGTACCAAGGTAAATTAGTAGAATCAATACCAAACGAGTACATTGGATTTGTATATCTTATCACTAACTTAACAACCGATCAAAAATATGTCGGTAAAAAGTTAGCAAAATTTACGCGAACAAAGCCTCCGTTAAAAGGAAAGAAGCGTAAGCGTAAAACATTAGTTGAAAGTGACTGGCAAACGTATTGGGGTAGCAGCGATCGTTTAAATGCAGATGTATTAGCATTAGGCGAAAAAAACTTCAAACGTGAAATACTTTATTACTGCACCTCAAAAGCAGAGATGAGTTATATTGAGGCTAGAGAACAATTCGACAGACGAGTTTTAGAAACAGACGAATACTATAACGGCATTATTAATGTTAGAGTAGGCGGTTCAGAAAAACTCAGAAAGGCACTTTTAGAACATAATATTAAGGCATAATTTAGGCACAGTATAGGCACAGTATAGGCGTTGGATTTTAATAAATCCTTTTAAAAAATAAAACTATCGAATTTGAAACACTAAGTGGATGCGGCGTGAAACCTGGAGAAGTAGCTAGTGTAACCTTAACATGGGGGTTTTAATACATGTGGTAGAACTTGCTACATATCAGTAGACAAGAAGACCAAGCTCGTGCGATAGCGGGGACTGTAATCACTATCCTTTACAGGACGATGATACGATATGCCTGTGAACTTTCAATGTCTTTTGTAGTTCACTAACGTGTTTGATTACTTTTAAGTGGCAATAAAAAAGGCTAAATGATGTGGCTCTGTTAATCACAATTGCAACCACAAGTTTATAAATGCTGTATGATTAGGTGTTTATAAGCTCCCGTTAGTTTACTAAAATAATAGTATAAATTATTGAAACCATGCTAATTTACTACTATTCTAGTACAAAGTCTTAAGTAGGGGGTATCGGCTAACCGCCTCCGCTAAGTGAAACAATACTTAAATCTTATATAATCATTGACTATACGAACTCGTCGAAAGTTCTTCATTACTTTGTCCCATTTGCGGGCAAAGTATGACCATTAAATCTGTCGAAAGAATACTCTCTTAGTACAATTAAATATAATAAAATCAATTCTTACTTCGTTTGTTTCTATGCTTTAGGTATAGGGTTTTTAAAAATAAGATAGAGCGTAAGCGAATATCTTTGATGTCGTAGACATCACAAACACTTAGACTTTATTCATTGTTTACGATTTCGATAATAATGACTTTATCACCTAGGAATTTTTATGAGTTAATAGTCAATAAAAAACCCTAACAAGGCACTTAGTTAGGGTTCTTTAAATAGGCATTATACTTTACATGGATAAGGTAGGAGTAAAGTACAAAATTATTTATCTTAAAAGAATGGCAAATGTGTTTTTTTCGTTGTTTCTAAATTCTCATCGATTATCTTGTTAATAGTATCGCGTTCGTTTTTGTCTAATTGCATTGCTTGATTGTAGTTTAGTCCACCACGCATAAACCAACACATCTTTAATATATTTTCTTTTAGACTCTTAACTTCTTGTTCGTAGCTATCAACTAATTTCTCAATTTCGGAAACTTCTAACGTTAATAGCTTCATCCGAAAAAATCAGTCATGTTTATAGTAAATGGTTGCTCATATTTGTGACCACATTCTTTACATTCGATCTGTAAAGGCTTGAGTTCAGCTTTTCTGCGAATACCTGTTACTTCTTCTTTTAACTTATTGAACACATTTTTATCGCAATTAAAGATAAATTCTGCAATATGTTCTTTATCGTGTACAGTTGTGTCTGGTGTTTCGATGTATTCGATTGTGTTAATAATTGCATTTAATGTGAGTTTACTAATTTTCTTAAATGCTTCACCTATTAATTTTATTTTTTCTTCTTCAGATAAATCAGCACTTACAGTATAAGCATACATTTTTTGTTCTTCGAACTGTGATAAATTATTCTCATTGATTTCTTTGAAGTTCAATGGTTTGAACTTAAATTGTAAATCACCAATTGAAATAACTTTATTATAATCTGGAGTCTTCAACCCTTCGAGTATCAATCTTAGATCCACACCGTATCTATCAGCATTTTCACATTCTGGGCATGTAGTATCAATATCCATTTGATGCCCGGATGTTGCTAATCTAATTGATATTAATACAGTATCCAAATCCACTGATTTTAATTCCCAGGCATTTTTTATATTTGGTACACAACTTTGTATAACATCTACAATTGATTGCCCATTGAATAAAGCGTCGGGCGTTTTATATGATATTTCATCAGACGCTGTCATTGGGAAAACTGGAAATTCAAAGTTCTCTGGTATTTCTAAGGATCCTACTGGATAACCTTGTCCTTTAGACGGTAATGTAATATAAATTGATGGGCGTCTAAAATAATTTGATAATGGATTTGTACTCATGATTTCCTCGTATAAATAGTATAATAAACCTATTTATGAGGCATAAAAAACGTGGCAGAATATACACCAGAAGACATACAAAGAATGTCCGACGATGCACTTAACGCAATTCGAAATCTTGAAATTACAGCAGACGCATCAGAAAGAGCACAGCGAAAATTAAACGCAGTTAAAGCTAAAGGCACTGCAACGACCGAAGAATTAAATTCTGCAATGTCTAAAGCCGAATTAGCTCAGCGTAGACATGCCGAAGCTGAACGAGAAGCAGAACTTACAACTAGAAGATTCTCTAAGCAAATAGCCACTACTAAACAAGGTCTTAAAAGTTTAGGCGGAGAGTTTCTGGGTGTTGGTAAACAATTTGCTACTGGTTCAACAGATATTACTATATTTTCGGACGTTATTAAAACAGCTACAAACGTGGTATCTGAGTTAGCTGGATCAATTCCTGTTGTTGGATCTTATTTAGAATCGTTTGGTAAAGGTGTCGGCGAAGCTGGTGCATTCCTTGTTGAGCGATTAGGTGTAACTTATGATTCGTTTCAAAAATTAAGTTCAGTTGGTGCAACCGCCGGTGATGGAATGGAAAACATCGTTGCAGGGTTTGAACGTTTACAATTACCACTAGCAGAATATACTGCCCTAATAGGTGATAATGCAGAATTACTTGCATCACTAGGAGTCACAACACACGATTCCATTGAGGCAATTACAGGTGCTTCAGCATCATTTAAAACTTCAGAAATAGGTAAACAATTTCGTATGCTAGGTTATTCTGCTGAAGATTTTACTGAATCAATGATTGAATATTCAGACATGCAGCGTAAAATGGGTCAGGCTGATATGATGGATCAGTACAATCTAACACAGTCGACACAAAAGTATCTACTTGAACTTGATGCTATTGCTAAAATAACTGGTATGAGTCGTAAAGAAGCTGAAAACGACATGAAGTCAAGAATGGGCGATGATAGATTCCGTGCTATGACTGCTAAAATGGTTGCTAACGGACAAGAAGATTTAGCACGTCAAATGAATGCTACATTAACAGTATTAGGCAAACATGACAAAGACTTAGCAACAGGTTTAGGGCATTTAATGACAGGTTTTGCTAGTTCTGAAGAAGCAACAAAAGTATTAGTTACATTAGGCTCAGAAGCACAAACTGCCGCAGTAGCTTTTAAAGAAGGACGTATTAGTCAGGAAGAATTTACAAATACCATTCAAAAACAAGCCGGCGCATATACATCGTCAATGGGAGACTTAACAGAAGCAGTAGGTACACCTCAAGGCTTCTTAGACTTCTCTAAAATGATGGATTTATCAACTGAAAAGTACGGAAAGCTAGGAGAAGCAATTGATAAGGTTATGGTTAAACAGCAAGAACAAATGACAGCTCTTGGTGGAGTAACCGATTCGTTAAACGAATCAAAATTAAATATAGAAAAATCAGCAACTGCTTTATCGTCGTTGACTGCTGATAGTAAATTAATGGCTGATGCTGTTAAAATAATGACAGAGGCAATGGAAAAAGCAACAACATGGATTAAAGAAAATGTTGACGCTGATACCAAACAAGAAAAATATCGTAAAAGTTTAGGCAATAGACGCAAATACAGAGGTAGTCAAAGAAAACGAGCTAACACACAAAATATTAATAACAATATAGCTAACACTCAAAACATTACTACAGAAGAAATTGTTAATGAAAATCCGGATGTAATGAAGGTTACTCCTAATCTTCAAGCACCTGTTGAAACTAAAACAACTACAACTCCAACATTAAAACCAGACAAAAAACAACCAAGTAATGTTACAGAGCCAACTAAACCTGCAGATAAAACAATAGATAATAAACAAGCACGTTATGAAACTGAATCAATGAATAGACAATTAACTGCATCATTGAATACAATGACTAACTATTTAAGAGTGCAAAATAGCAAAATGGATGAGTTAATACGCCATAATAAAAACATTGCTAACAATACAACAGTCTGATAAATACTCCTATGCCGCATAAGAAACGTTTTAGAAATTTATCAAATACAGATGGTCAATTCTCGCCTATTTCAGGTGCAAGAGGTAGTGGTAGCACAGAATCAATGAATGCAACCGCAGCCTTTCGTAACTACGAAGCAGGATTACCCGAAGTGTACACTGGTCATCCAAATCGTGTTGAGCGATATACTCAGTACGAAGCAATGGATATGGACAGTGAAATTAATGCATGTTTGGATATTATTGCAGAGTTTAGTACACAAGAAAATGATCAAAACGGCACTTCATTTGAAATTAAGTTTAACGAAGATCCTACAGAAAACGAAGTTAACTTAATTAAACAGCAGTTACAGCAATGGAATAAACTTAATAAGTTTGATCAACGTATCTTTAAATTATTTAGAAACACATTAAAGTATGGTGATCAAGTATTCATACGTGATCCAGAAACATTTGAGTTATATTGGGTAGAACCAGAGAAAGTATCACGAGTTATTGTTAACGAAAGCGAAGGTAAAGAGCCAGAGCAGTATATTGTTCTAGACATTAACCCTAACTTTGAGAATTTAACAGTAGCACAAAAGTCAACAAACGACTTTAAAAAGACACCGCAAACTGGTAGTCAAGGTGCTCCGTATAACTTTAATGCACCAGGCGGTGGAGCACAAGGTGCCCAAGGACGTTTTGCAGAAGCAATGAACGAAAGTGCTGTGGATGCTAAACACATTGTACACTTATCATTAACAGAAGGTCTAGATTACTACTGGCCATTTGGACAAAGTGTTTTAGAAAACATTTTTAAAGTTTACAAACAAAAAGAATTATTAGAAGATGCTATTCTTATCTATCGCATACAACGTGCGCCAGAAAGACGTATCTTTAAGATTGACGTAGGTAATATGCCATCGCATATGGCTATGCAATTTGTTGAGCGTATTAAAAATGAAATACATCAACGCAGAATCCCAACACATAACGGTGGTGGACAGTCTGTAATGGATGCAACATACAATCCGTTATCGATTAACGAAGATTACTTCTTCCCAACAACAGCAGAAGGTCGTGGATCATCAGTAGATACTTTACCAGGAGGTGATAACTTAGGTGAGATTGACGACTTAAAATACTTTAATAACAAACTAGCACGTGGTTTGCGTGTACCTAGTTCATATTTGCCTACAGGACCAGAAGATAATCAAACACCGTTAAGTGATGGGCGTGTTGGTACAGCAATGATACAAGAATTCCGCTTTAACCAATACTGCGAGCGTTTACAGCGTACAATTTGTGACAAATTAGACGATGAGTTTAAGATGTTTTTACGTTGGAGAGGCTTTAACATTGATTCTAGCTTATTTAATTTAAAGTTCAATGCTCCTCAAAACTTTGCAAGTTATAGACAAGCAGAAATGGATGGTGCTAGAGCTGGAACATTTGGACAAATGGAAGCATTGCCGTATATTTCGAAACGTTTTGCAATGGAACGTTTCTTAGGATTAACCGAAGAAGAAATCCAACGTAACAGTGATCTATGGAACGAAGAACAAGGTACAGACAATGACATAGGTGCTGAAGGTTCGGATTTACGAAGTGTTGGTGTAATGCCAGGCGGCATGGAAGCAGACTTGGGCAACCTAGAAGATATGGATATGGATGGCGATATTGATGCAACTGATGCTGAATTATCAACTGGTGAAGTACCAGATGCAGCAGGCGCAGTAGGTTCTCCACCAGGTGGCGGCATGCCTCCAGAAGGAATGTAAGGTAAATACTAATATGATATTAAACGAATTATATGATATGGGTTTAGAAAAGTATCAAGATGTTGAAGATGACAACAGCCAACCTGATGATTACTCAACACGAAAAACTCGTTTAACATTAAAACAAATCAACAAACTTAGACAAATGCTTGACTTAAGAAACGTTGAATATAAAGAAAAGTTAAGCAAAATTCAAAAACAATATGCAACTCCAGCACCAGAAGCCGGCGGCGGCGACATGGGCTTTTAAGTCTTAAATTTCAAAAGATCAACCTTTTCACACCTTTTTGAACCGTTATATACTACTATTTACATAAGTCATTGTAAATACGTTTATATATAAATTAGCCATACTTTACTGGAGAAGAATTCACATGAACAAATTTGAACAATTAATTGAGTACGTTATCAATAATGAAGATAACAAAGCGGCAGACTTATTCCACGAAATCGTAGTTGAGAAAAGCCGTGAAATTTACGAAGGCTTAATGAACGATGAAGATCCATCAAACGACTTCATTGACGACGTTGAAGCTGACGAAGAAGGCAGAGCCTTTGAAGCTGAAGAAGATGAAATCGAAGCTGGCGACGAAATGATCGGCGGTGAAGAAGAATTCGGCGGCGAAGAAGAGTTCGCAATGGGCGACGAAGAAGAAGGCGAAGAATTAGAAGATCGTGTTGTTGATTTAGAAAATCAATTAGACGAGTTAATGGCAGAGTTTGAAGACTTAATGTCAGACGAAGAACACGAAGAAGAACATGGCATGGACTTTGACGCTGATGGCGAAATTGGCGGTGAAGAAGAAGTTGACATGGGCGACGAAGAAGAATTATCTTTTGAGTCTGAAGAAACAGACGAAGAAGCAGTTACCGAAGAAGAAGAAGTTGACGAGTCAGAAGAAGCAGAAGACTTAGAAGAAGCATTAACTTTAGACAAAGTAACTAAAGGTATTGCTAACAGCACAGAAGAAGGTACTGTTAACAAGAAAACAATCAACAATGATAACTCAGGCGCTAAAGGCTTAGGTTCAGAAGCATCACCAATTAAAACAGGCGGTGACGCAGAAGAAAAAGGCCGTACTGCACCTGACGCAAAAGACATGGGTTACACACCAACTCAAGAAGCTGGCAAAAAAGCATTTAAATCAAGTGCTCCTAAAGCCAAAACTGGTGAAGAATCAGGTGTAAACGACAAGAGCTTAGTAAGCTAAAAGGTTCTATAAAGTATGGCATATCTTAAGGAAAATTTAACCTTCGATGCCGCTAAGATTATAGTAGAATCTGACGGTGAAGGGGACAATAAGAACCTTTACATGAAAGGTATATGTATCCAAGGCGGCGTTAAAAACGCTAACCAACGTGTATATCCGGTAAACGAAATTCAAAATGCTGTTAGCACATTGAATGAACAGATTACAGGTGGATACAGTGTACTAGGCGAAGTCGATCACCCAGATGACTTAAAAATTAATTTAGACCGCGTCAGCCACATGATTACTGAAATGTGGATGGACGGTCCGAATGGTTATGGTAAATTAAAAATACTTCCAACACCAATGGGTAAACTAGTTGAAACTATGTTACAAAGCGGTGTTAAACTAGGTGTTAGTTCACGTGGCTCAGGCAACGTTAGCGAAGCAAGCGGTGATGTAAGTGATTTTGAAATCGTAACCGTTGACGTTGTTGCTCAACCATCAGCACCAAATGCATATCCAACAGCTATTTACGAAGGCTTAATGAATATGCGTGGAGGCCAGCAGTTATTAAACATGTCTGGTGATGCTACAGTTGATAACAAAGTAAACAAGTATTTAAAAACCGAGATCGTTAAGTTAATTAAAGATCTCAAAATTCGTTAGGAGACTAAAAAATGCTAGACGCACTAAAACAACTGCTCGAAAGCGACATTATTAACGAAGACACACAAACTGCTATTCAAGAAGCATGGGATGGTCAGTTAACAGAAGCAAAGGAAACTATCCGCGCTGAACTTCGTGAAGAATTCGCACAACGCTATGAGCATGATAAAAGCGTTATGGTTGAAGCATTAGATAAAATGGTCACTGAAGGTTTAGCTACGGAAATCAAAGAGTTTGCAGAAGAAAAAGCAAACTTAGCTGAAGACCGTGTTAAATTCCAAGGCAAGATGAATGAAAGTGCTACTAAGTTTAACGACTTCATGGTACAAAAACTTGCTGAAGAAATTACAGAATTACGCAAAGATCGCACTACTCAAACTGAAGGTTTCATTAAGTTAGAGAACTTTGTGATGGAAGCATTAGCAAAAGAGATTAAAGAATTTGCTATTGATAAGCGTGATTTAGTTGAATCTAAAGTTAAACTTGTTGCAGAAGCAAAAGACAAATTGGACGCTTTACAGAAGAGATTTGTTGCTGAAAATGCTGCAAAAGTTAAACAAACGGTGTCTAAACAATTATCAAACGAATTGTCTACATTACACGAAGATATCAAAGTTGCTCGTGAGAACAACTTCGGTCGTCGTATATTTGAAGCATTTGCATCAGAATTTACATCAACGCATTTAAATGAGAATGCTGAGATCCGTAAATTACAAGGTGAAATTGCCGAGAAAGACAATAAGTTAGCCGAAGCCAAAGCCTTTGCTGTTAAAGCTAAAACATTAGTTGAGAGCAAAGAGAAAGAAATCAACATCATTAAAGAATCAAACGAACGCACATCAATCATGAGTGACTTATTAAGCCCACTTAATGATGAGAAAGCGGACGTTATGCGTTCATTATTAGAGAACGTACAAACAGGCAGATTAAAATCTGCTTATGAAAAGTATTTGCCAGCAGTTCTTAAAGAAGGTAAAAAAGCAGTTAAAGCTGAAAAAGCAGTTATAACTGAATCTTCGAAAGAAGTTACTGGTAATAAAACCGTTACTACTAAGGGTAAAGATAGCGAGAGCAACATTATCGACCTTAAGAAGTTAGCGGGGCTTTAATCTAAAATTTGCAAATTGGAGAAAATTTAAAAATGTCACAAGAACTTTTAGAAAGCCGCTGGAGCGAGACTAAAGAAGCCCTTCTTGAAGGTCTCAATGGCGCAAAACGCAGCACAATGTCAGCTGTATTAGAAAACACACGCGGTCACTTAGTTGAATCTGCAACAGCTGGTGCTACACAAGCAGGTAACGTTGCTACTTTAAACCGTGTTATTTTACCAGTAATTCGACGTGTAATGCCTACGGTTATTGCCAACGAAATCGTTGGTGTTCAACCAATGACTGGTCCTGTTGGTCAAATCCATACACTTCGCGTTCGTTATGGTACTACAATGAATGATACTTCAGCAGCAGCTACAAGCACAACAGCTGGTGAAGAAGCATTATCACCTTTCAAAATTGCTCAAGCATACTCTGCAGGCAATGGCGCAGCTCAAGCAGACTACAAAGGTTCTGCTACAGCAGCAATGGAAGGCACAGGTGGTCGTAACATTAGCGTTCAAATCTTAAAACAAGTTGTTGAAGCTCGCACTCGTAAGCTACAAGCTCGTTGGACTTTTGAAGCAGCTCAAGACGCACAGTCTATGCACGGTATCGACGTTGAAGCAGAAATTATGGCAGCATTAGCTCAAGAAATTACTGCTGAGATTGACCAAGAGATTTTATTATCTTTACGTTCATTAGCAAACACTGAATTCACATACGACCAAGCAGCAGTATCTGGTACAGCTACTTTCGTTGGTGACGAACACGCAGCATTATCTGTTTTAATTAACCGTACTGCTAACTTAATCGCACAACGTACACGTCGTGGCGCAGGTAACTGGGCTGTTGTTTCACCAGCAGCATTAACAGTTTTACAATCTGCTACAACTTCAGCGTTCGCTCGTACTACAGAAGGTACATTCGAAGCACCAACTAACACTAAAATGGTTGGTACATTAAACTCAGCTATGAAAGTTTACGTTGATTCTTATGCAGAAGACACTAAACCAGTATTAGTTGGTTACAAAGGTTCATCAGAAACTGATGCAGCAGCGTTCTACTGCCCATACATTCCATTAATGAGCTCAGGCGTTGTATTAGATCCATCTACTTTCGAACCAGTAGTTAGCTTTATGACTCGTTATGGATACGTCGAACTCACTAATACTGCATCATCATTAGGTAATGCTGGCGACTACCTCGGGGAGATAGCCGTTTCGAATTTAACATTTAGCTAATATACGAAAGTATAATACTAAAGTTTAGTTCAAAATGATCTAAAGAAAAGCCCTATTTCGGTAGGGCTTTTTCTTGACTTTTATTTCTGCGTATGCTATAAATTAAAGATGAAGTGGTGTAATAAAAACAAAACAGATAGACTGAATAACTGGACAGTCATCCCGCCACCAAAGAAAGAAGTATGGGATGAAGCAAAACAATGGTGTCGAGAAAATGAATCACCATATCGA